GGTACGCAGGAAGCCGTCGAGCACGCCGGCCGCGACAACGAAATCGCGTATCAGGAAATGCTCAAGGGCATGGAGCTGAAGCGCGACATGGAGGCGGTGTTGACCGCGTCCAACCAGTCCAAGGGCAACGTCGCCGGGCAGGCGCGCAATCTTGCCTCGGTGACGTCGTGGATCTTCTCGAACCAGAGTTTCAACAACGCGAGCGGTGGTGCCGGCCCGACCGCTGCGGACGGCACCGGCAAGCGCACCGACTCAGGCGCGCCGATCGCGTTCACTGAGCCTCGTCTGAAAACCGTGCTCAACTCGATCTGGACCGCGGGCGGCAAGCCGGACCTGGTCATGACCGGCGCATTCAACAAGCAGCAGTTCTCGACCTTCACCGGGCGGGCGACGACAACGCAGGATGCGAAGTCGAAGAAGATCGTGGCCTCCGTCGACTTCTACGAGTCGGATTTTGGCAAGCTGAAGGTGGCGCCGAACCGCTTCGGCCGTCCGCAGGACGTGCTGGTGTTGCAGATGGACATGTGGGCCGTGGCCTTCCTCAACGGCCGCAACATGATCTCCATCCCGCTCGCCAAGCTCGGCGACTCGACGCAGCGTCAGGTGTTGTCGGAGTACACGCTGGTTGCCCGCAATGAGAAGTCGTCCGGCGGCGTGTTCGACAACACGTCTTCGTAAGCCCTCCGATCGATGCAACGCGGGCGGCCTGCGGGCCGCTCGCTTCCCTCAACCCTTTCCTTGCCCTTTGGGGGCCTGAATGCCACTGTCCCAACATCGCCCTTTCAGTGACGTTGTTCTTGCGGAGGGCACGACCTCCGTTGCCACCAATCCCGTGCCCGCAGTCATGGCCGCGCCATGCTCGGGCGTTCTGCAACGCGTCTATGCCGCGCCCGGCGGCACCACCACGGGCACGATCGCTGTCGCAGTCACCATCAACGGTGGCGCTGATATCACCGGCGGCGCTCTGACGATCGCGGCCGGCGCGAACGCTCGCGCCAATCCCGGGCTTGAGTTGGCAAAGATCGGCGCGAGCGCGGTCAATATCAACGAGGGTGATCTGATCACCTTCACGCCGTCCGGCGGCGGTGGCGCGAGCATTCCCGGCGCGTTTACGGCCGTGATCCGCGCAAGTTGAGGGCCCGCGAATGTCATATTTCGACAAACAGCCGGCGTCGCGCCAAAGCACGGTTCAAAACGTTGCAATTGGCGCTTCGTCAACGCAGCTCGCAAATCCCTTCGGTTCGGAGACCTATCAGGTCCGCCTCGCCGCGACAGCGGCTTGCTATTACCTGATCACCGAACGCGCGCATGTGGTTGCGGTCACCACGTCGAGTGGAAGCTATCTGCCGGCGAACGTCGTTGAGTTTGTTGCCGTGACGCCGGGGCAGACGCTCACGGTCATCGAGGCGACCACCGCCGGCACGCTCTCGGTGACGGAGCTTCACTGATGGACGGCAGCGTTCTCGTCCGGCCCCATTTCGAAGGGGATACCCACCTCCTGATCGAGCACGTCCAGGACTGCACGCCCGTCCTGGAGTGGAACCACGAGGCGCGCCGCGACGAGCAGCACAGTGATTGGGGACGCCATGTCGCGCGCGTTCCGAACGTCATCCTCGTGAAGTGGCTGGATGAAGCCCACGCCAAGGGCAACACGTCGCTGCGCCTGTTCTCGCCAGAGTTCAACGCGCTCGTTGCGGAGAAGATAAAGGACGGCGAATGGGCCTATCTGCGCACCGATCGGCGCCCGCTGCAAGTTGGGTGGTGAATGGGACTGATCGTCGATTACACCTCGCTGCAAGCTGTTATCATCGACTACCTGGCACGCGATCAGGACAGCTACCTGATCGCGCGTATTCCGACGCTCATTCAGCTCTTCGAAGCCAAAATGAATCGGAGCTTGTTCGTCCGCCAGATGGAACAGCGCTCAATGGCCGTGACGACCTTCGCCCAAACCGATTGCGAGTTTATCGCGCTGCCGAGCGATTTCCAGTCCATGCGCCGCATCCGCTTGACCAGCGCGGGCGGAAGTGTCGTCACCGGCAAGCGCCCGCTCGAGTTCAAGAGCACGGTGCAGATGGATGAATTTCGCACAGAGAATGCCGACGTTCCGGGGAAGCCAAAATACTTCTCCATCTTCGGCAGCGAGATCGAATTGGCGCCGACGCCGAACGCGGCCTACACGGTGGAAATGATCTATCGCCAGAACATCCCGCCGCTGGCGACGAACACCACCAACTGGCTGCTCACGCTGTCGCCGGACCTGTACCTCTATGGCGCGCTGATGGAGGCGGCGCCGTCGATCAAGGAGGATCAGCGCATCGAGACATGGGGCGCGCTGTTCGCCTCTGCGCTGGGCGATCTGAACCAGCTCGGGACGACTTCGACATTCAACGCCGGCCCGCTTTCGGTGCGGCCGTCCGGTCTCAATGTGTGGTGACGCATGGCGGTTTTCAACAAGTTCAATCAGTTCGTCGGCGATCTGGCGCAGAAGATTCACAACCTGAACAGCGACACGCTCAAGGTGATGTTGAGCGACGTCGCACCGGTCGCAACGAACACGATCAAGAGCAATATCACCGAAATTGTGGCGGGTAACGGCTACACGTCCGGCGGCATCACTGCGCCGTTTGTCTCCGGCAACGACACGTCAGGAGTTTACAAGCTTGTCTTGGCTGCCCCTTCACTGACAGCGTCGGGCGGCAATATCGCGCAGTTCAGGTATGCGGTGCTCTACAATTCGACGACCGCGAACGGAAACCTGATCGCGTGGTTTGACTACGGTGCTGAAATCAACCTGACGAACGGAAACACGTTCACCATAGCGTTCGACCCGACCAACGGCACGTTGACGATCACCTGATGGCTTTCCTCGACAACGTTCGGTTCATTCCGACCGCAGCCGGGACTGCGGATTGGACCTATTTGTCGGTGCTGACAGGCGGATATCAATCGCCGTCGGCGGCCGGCGCTGTCAGCGGGGCAAGGTACACCGTATTTGCGCTCTCTAGCGACGGCAGCGGCCAATGGGAACTGTCGCAGGGGATCTATAACTCTTCGACGTTGACCTTTGCGCGGACAACGGTGCTCTACAATTCAAACGGCACCGGGACCGCAAGCGGTCAGAGCGGCGCGGGCACCAAGATCAACTTTGCTTCTTCGCCGACAATCTCGCTGGTCGCAATCGCCGAGGATCTCAACAGCCTCGCCGGTAGCTTTGCTCAATTCGAGTTCACCGCGACGGCGGGGCAAACCGCCTTCTCTGGAACCGATGCGAATGGCGCGACGCTGTCCTACACGGTCGGCTTCCTGCTCGTGTTCGTCAACGGCTGGAAGATCAACAAGGCGGACTTCACGGCGACCGACGGGGTGACCATCACGATCGGACAAGCGCTCAATGCCGGCGATCAGGTCGTCATGGTTGCTCACGGCCAGTTCAACGTAGCGAACGCGCTGCTGTCGACCAACAACCTGTCCGACGTTGTCAATATCGCTCAGGCCATCGCCAACCTGGGTGTTGTTGGATACGCCGCAGCTCAGGCGCTCTCATCTGCTCAGCAGCTTCAAGCTCGCCAGAACATCGGCGCCGCCGCGAAGGCGTGGACCATCGCTGTCCTCGATACGTCGAACTCAGCATGGCCCGTTCCGACCGGCACGACTGAGATGGAAATCGAGGCGTGGGGCGGTGGCGGTTCTGGTGCGGGGCAGACAGGCGGCGCGCAGCGCGGCGCAGGCGGTGCTGGTGGCTCCTATGGCTACAAATACACCACCGGCACGATGGACAGCACGCTCAACATCACCATTGGTGCTGGCGGCTCTTCAGTTTCCGCATCAGCGGGTAATAACGGCGGCGCCACGACCATCGTCGGCACGAACCTAGGTACGCTCACCGCAGGCGGCGGGAATGGCCCGTCCGGCGCTGGCTTCTCCTCAAGCGGCGGTCAGAGCACCGGCTGTAGCGGTCCTTGGACCACCACAATCACTGGCGGCGACGGGACCACAGCGGGTCCGACGACTTCCCCTGCTTCGGGTGCTTACGGCTTGGGTGGTGACGCTCCGAGAGGCGGTCCCGGTGGCAAGTCCAACGTCGGCGCTGGCGGGCAAATCCCGGGAGGCGGCGGCTCAGGAGAAAACAACACCGGCGGTGGCTCAGGTGCCGGTGCTCACGGCCGGGTCATCATCAGGACGAGATAAATGTCATCTTCAGTTCTTTCGGCCGCACTTACTCACTCTGTGTTCGGAGGTTTTGTCAACCGCTTCCGCAACGGCACGATGGACGTGTGGCAGCGGGGCACTGCGATGACGGTGTCCACAACCGGCGCGTATACTGCGGACGGCTGGATCGTGATCCCGGCAGGGGCCAGCGTTACCGCACAGCAGGCAGCCGGCCGCCTTCTTACCTCGAAGGCGTTGCAGATCACGGGCGCGACCGGATGCACTGGCGTCCTGTTTCAACAGCGCATTGAGAGCTTTGTTGCAGCGCCGCTGTCCGGTCAGGTCGTGACTGTCCAGTGGCAGGTCTTCAATAACACGGGCGGCGTCATCTCGCCCGCGCTTACCGTGCAGCATTGCAACGCGCCGGATAATCTAGTGTCGCTTACTTCGGACGTTGTCGGCGCCGTGCTTCAGTCTTGTCCGAATGGACAGTGGACGCGCGTCGCATACAGTTTTGTCGCCAGCACGGGAACGGTCAACGGACTCATTGCTACCCTCGATTTCGGCAACAATTTTTCGGCGAACACCAAAACGATTAGCGTTGCTGAAGCCGATATCCGCGTTACGCCTGGCCTTACCGCTGGACTTAATGGCAATCCGCCCGCGCCCGAGCTGCGGCCCATCTTTACAGAGCTTGCATTCTGTCAGCGTTACCTGCCGGCATGGTTGGGCCTCAATGGTTGCTTTGCAGTTGGACAAGCGGTTAGCACAGGCGCAGTCGGGGCGGCTTTGCCGTATCCGGTGACCCCGCGCATTGCGCCCAATGGCATGATCACAAGCGCGGCGGCCGATTTCAAAGGTCTTGCTGGGGGCGGCACGCTCAATGCCTTTTCGTCCGTAATTTTGAACGGCGCCAATCTATCGGCGCTTCAGATCAATTGCACGGGTGCAAGCGGCTTTACGGCAGGCAATGCCGTGAGCATCTACGGTTCGAGCGCGTCTGATTTCATCTTGGCCACCGGATGCGAGCTGTAACCCACCATGTCACTCCTCCACTTCGATGCGCTCGGTCATTTTACGCTCGGTCATCCGCCTGCCGGTGCTATCTTCGTTTTATCGGCTGCTCCTGGAAGCTTCACGGCGAGCGGCGTTGGAGCGCCGCTCAACAGCTCGCAAGCAATTGGCGCAGGCTCGTTCGCGCTCACCGGTGTCTCTCAGATTTTCACGTCCTCGGAAGCGATCACTGCCGGTGCTTTCGCCTTCACTGGCGTTGCTCCTACCTTCAAAATCTTAAGTGCGGTCGGCCTTGGTGGTTACGCCCTCACGGGTAATAGCCTCGCCGACACCACGACCGAGTCCATCGCGTCAGGCGCTTTCGTTCTCGGGTCGATCGCGGCCCCAACATTTATCACGCTCAACGCCTCGGCAGGCGCATTCGGAGTGGCCGGCTTCGCTGCCGGCTTTACGCGCGATTTCGTCAATTGGTTCCCCGAGCCGAAGCCGCTGGGGTCATGGAGCAATGACGCGGCACCCGCGCCGTCTTGGGCTCCCATCGCTGCGCCTGCCTTACCCTGGAGCAAGGACGCAGCGCCCGCGCCGGCTTGGCTGCCATCCCTCGCCCTGCGCAGTGTGTTCGACCCTGCCATTTTCGATATCGCCGTTTTCGATGCCGGCAAAGGCAACAAAACCGTTTGGACCAGTTTGGGATAATCAATGACCGTCACGGTTACTCACTCAAAAATGACCGGAGCGCCTGCAAACCCGCAGGTTCTTGTTGATGGTCCTGCGTGGGATGCGCCGCACACG